TTTTTAAAACTTCATTGCGACCCACATATTCTCTACGAACTTCAACCATATTTTACATTTGAAGTTGAATCTGCAAAATTCATGTCCCAGTATAGAAGCAGGCACTGGGATGGAAAGATTCGCCTACTAAGCACTCATACGGGAGAAATATATACTGGATTACTGCCAAAGGTAATTGATAAACTTTCTACGCACAATTATAAGTACGAATTTAAAGAAAATAAATTCTATGGACAACCTTTTGAGATTAACGAAGAAATCTCATATGAAGGTGTAAAAGGTTATATGAACTCTATTTGTTCTCATTCTCCACGGGAGTATCAAGTAGAGGGAGTATATGATGCTCTACGGCATAACCGAAAACTATTGATAAGCCCAACTGCCAGCGGCAAATCGTTGATGATTTATTCCCTCGTAAGATATTATGTGGATAAAGGCGAAAAAATTCTTCTAATTGTTCCGACGACATCTCTGGTAGAGCAGATGTACAAGGATTTCCAAGATTATGGTTGGGATGCTGAGTCATATTGTCACCGCATTTATTCTGGTAGAGAAAAGACAAATGAATATCAAGTTACGATTACAACTTGGCAATCGGTATATAAACTAGAGCGTTCATTCTTTGAAGATTATGGATGTATTATAGGTGATGAGGCACATCTTTTCAAGAGCAAATCTTTAATTGAGATTATGACTAAACTTCATCATGCTAAGTATAGATTTGGTTTTACTGGAACTTTAGATGGAACACAAACTCATAAATGGGTTTTAGAAGGTTTATTTGGACCATCATACAAAGTAACAAGAACTGATGAACTGATGAAGCAAGGCCACCTTTCTCAGTTAGATATTCAGTGTGTTGTTCTTAAGCATCCGCCACAAAGATTTGAAACTTATGAGGATGAAATACAATATCTAATATCACATGAACAACGAAATAAATTTATTACCAATCTTTCTTTAGATGTAAAAGGGAATACTTTGGTATTGTTTTCTAGGGTAGAAGCCCACGGAGCAATACTCTACGAAAAGATAAATAACAATAAGCGAGGTGATCGTAAAGTATTTTTTATTCATGGTGGAGTGGATACTGAGGAAAGAGAATTGGTCAGAGAAATTACGGAGAGAGAAAACAACGCAGTTATCGTTGCTTCTTATGGAACCTTTTCTACAGGTATTAATATTAAGAACCTCCATAATGTTATCTTTGCCTCACCCAGTAAATCGAGAATTAGAAATCTTCAATCTATTGGAAGAGTACTTAGAAAAGGAAAAAATAAAACTAAGGCAGTCCTCTACGACATCTCTGATGATTGTACAATTCAATCAAGGAAGAATTATACCTTAAATCATCTCATTGAAAGAATCAAAATCTATAATGAAGAGAATTTTAATTACGAAATAATCACAGTACAATTAAAGAAAAATGGGAATTGAAGAAGACTTCTATGCAACAGTCAAATTAAAATCCGGCGAAGAAATCTTTGCTAAAGTAGCAGCTGCTGAAGAAGAAGACAGAACAATGCTGATTGTTTCTAATCCAATCATTGTTTGTGAAATTAAAGGAAGAGGTGGAATAGTTGGTTATAAGATAGAACCCTGGCTTAAAACCACCACAGAAGATATGTTCATTATCAATTTAGATAATGTATTAACTCTTTCCGAATCCTCTGATATTGAAATGATATCAATGTACCAATCTTATCTTAGAGAATATGATAAAACCAAAAAGAATCAATCTAAGATAAGTCGTAAAATGGGATATCTTGCAAATGTTAATGATGCTAAAGAGATATTAGAGAAGCTCTATAAAAATAGCTAAGCCAATCTTTTCAACCTCGACAAAGGTAATTGTATCAACTTTTGAATACCTTGTCAACTATTTGTTTCAGTGGTATAATTTATACATAATAATGATAAAAACTTATGATTACCACAGCAGTCATGACCAAAAGAAAGAGGTCAGAGCATTACGTAAACAACAAAGAGTTTCTTGCTGCTCTAATTAAGTATCGTGAAGATAAAGAAATCGCAGAAATCCAAGGGAAACCAAAACCTCCTATTCCTCGCTACATTGGAGAGTGTTTTCTGAAGATTGCTAATCACCTTTCCTTCAAACCAAACTTCGTAAACTACATGTTTAAGGAAGATATGATTTCTGATGGAATTGAAAACTGTGTGCAGTATATTCACAATTTTAATCCTGAGAAGTCACAGAATCCTTTTGCATACTTCACTCAAATCATTCACTATGCTTTTCTCCGTAGAATCCAAAGAGAGAAACGTCAGTTAGAAATCAAAAACAAAATTCTTGAGCGTTCTGGGTACTCCGAAGTATTCACTGACGACAACAATGTTGACGGTGGGAACTATTCTGATTTTAACTCAATAAAAGATAATATCCATAGTAAACTGAGGTATTAATAAATGCACCAAAGTGTTGTAAAATATAAATAATAATAAACACTTTGGTGCAAATATGCCAAATCAATATTCAAACTCAAGAAGTAATAGATTGAAAGCAATAGAAGAAGGTAAAAAAACTTATACTAGTTCTACTGCATGTAAGCACTGTGGTAGTTATGAAAAGTATATTAGTAGTTATGGGTGCTTTCCTTGTAATCATAAAAAGGGAGTTGAAAAACTACTTGCCGGTGCATGTGATGGTTATATGACTAAAGAAAAGTGGGCGGCAAATAGAGAGAGGAGAAGGGAAACTATAAGGCAACACAATAAAAAATATTCTAAAACCGAAAGAGGTAGAGCAGTTTGTGCTCAAAAAGAAGCAAAAAGAAGAGCGTCTGTGAGAGAACAAACACCGCAGTTGACCCAAGAGGAAGTTAAAAAAATATTGACGATATACGAAGAGTGTAGTAGAATATCCATTGAAACTGGTATTCCCCACGAGGTGGACCATATTATACCCATTTGTAAAGGTGGTCTACATCATCCCGATAACTTACAAATCTTGACTATGGAAGAGAACCGTAAAAAAGGTGGAAAATGAAAATCGCTATTATAAGTGACCAGCACTTCGGCGCAAGAAAGAACTCTAAACTCTTTCATGATTATTTCTTAAAATTCTATAATGAGGTATTTTTCCCAACGCTCGAAGAGTATGGGATTACTACTGTTGTAGATATGGGGGATACTTTTGATAGTCGTAAGGGCATCGATTTCTCTGCACTATCTTGGGCTAAGAACAACTATTATGACCGTCTTAAGGAGATGGGCGTAAAAGTCCACACAATTGTTGGTAATCATACAGCTTACTATAAAAACAGTAATAGCGTAAATGCAGTTGATTTGCTTTTACGCGAATACGACAATGTGACTGTTTACTCTGAACCAACTGAAGTGATGTTGGGTCAACTACCTACACTTTTTATACCTTGGATTAATCAAGAAAATGAAGCAAATACTCTTAAACTTATTGAAAAGACAACTTGCCCGTGTGCGATGGGGCACCTTGAGTTGCAAGGATTTAGAGTTAATCGACAAATCCTCATGGAGCACGGTCTGGAGAGCAAATTATTTGGTAAGTTCTCCAGGGTCTACTCGGGACACTATCACACTCGATCGGATAATGGGGTAGTATATTACTTAGGTAATCCTTATGAAATGTTCTGGACCGATGTAGGAGATACTAGAGGTTTTCATATTTTTGATACTGAAGCAGTAACTCACGAACCTGTTAATAATCCTTTCCGATTGTTCTATAACATTTACTATGAGGATACTAACTATCAAACTTTTGATACTCGTGAGTATGAAAATAAGATTGTGAAAGTTATTGTTCGCAAAAAATCGGATTCTAAAAAGTTTGAGAAATTCGTAGATAAGTTATACTCCGCAGGAGTTGCTGAACTCAAAATTGTAGAAAACTTTACAATCAATGAGACTGAAGATTTTGAGGCATTTGAATCGGAAGATACCCTTTCTATCTTGAATAGATATATTGAGGAGGCAGAAATCAATCTTGATAAATCAATCGTACAAAAAGTAATTCAAGAAATTTATCAAGAAGCATGTGAACTAGTTTAAGATGTTTATCATAACAATCAACGGCAGAGAAACCGAAGGTGCATATTCAGTAACCAGTGATGACGGGGAACAGATTCTTTATCTATTCCAAGAAGAAGATGATGCCGTTCGATATGCTATGATGCTAGAAGAAAATGGTTGTCCTGAAATGCATGTGATTGAAATAGAAGATGATGTTATAATCAAAACTTGCGAACTACATGATTACATGTATACTGTTATTACTCCAGATGATATTGTGATTCCTCCTGATATTGAACATGATTTTATTTAAAACTATTCGTTGGAAAAACTTTCTAAGTACAGGCAACCAATATACTGAAGTTGACTTTACAAAGAATAAAACAAATTTAATCATCGGAACAAATGGCGCGGGTAAGTCCACTGTTCTGGATGCACTTACGTTTTCTTTATTCGGAAAGCCTTTTCGTAAAATTAATAAACCGCAACTCATCAATTCTGTGAATGAAAAGGATTGCCGCGTTGAGGTTGAGTTTTCTATTGGCAAAACTGAGTGGAAAGTTGTAAGGGGAATCAAACCTGCTATATTTGAAATTTGGAGAAATGATAGTGCTTTGGACCAATCTGCAGCTGCACTAGACCAACAAAAGTGGTTAGAGCAAAATGTTCTTAAAATGAACTATAAGTCTTTTACTCAGATTGTGATTCTTGGTTCTAGCACTTTTGTTCCTTTTATGCAACTCTCTGCCGCAAATCGTAGAGAAGTGATTGAAGATTTGCTTGATATTAAAATCTTTTCTTCAATGAATACGCTTATTAAAGAAAAGATTCGTTCTGTAAAGGAAGATATTAAAGTTCTTGAACTTAAAAAAGAATCTCTTTTGGATAAAGTCCAAATGCAGAAAAGTTTTATTGAAGAACTTGAGAATAGAGGAAAA